TTTTTCTACATAGTATCATGACTTAACACAACTAAAATGTACTTCACAAATCACGACTTAACGCAACTTTGTGGAAAGCTAATACATATTCCCCATAATTTCGGTATTAGCGAAAGTAGTGGGATCAACACCCCCGCCCGCATTAGCTGATCGGACTTGGATGCCTGCCTGTGGGCAGAAAACTTGGTAACGAAAATCGTCACCTGCGGCTTGAAACACTTCATAGCGCGCGGTCGCGGGATATCTTAATATTAAGACTCCGTTTGTAGTAGTATGACTGCTACTGAAGTTACCTTCCCGCGTAGGTAACATGTTATATTGTGAATTGAATGGGATAGAAATATCTATCATCGAAACACCATTGGAAATTTGGTACATCATCTCCATGGGCTGATGGTAATCAGCAAATCCCCCGGCTGTGACAAAGGTAGTACCACTCCAAGTTGAAAGAGTAGCTGCACTGTTCCCCATAACTGAGGCTGAATTCCATTTTGTAGAAATCGATCCTGGATGAGAATTGTAAGCAACCATTCCTGGTTCCGTTCCATAAACATAAATTCTGAACTTCACATGTCCGGACCAAGCGGAGAAAAGTCCCGCCCAGTGAGTGTATAGTTTCACAGGTATGTAAGCTATATTATAATTGGGTCCTGGACTAGGCATATACAGAATGGCCGCTCCATCAATAAGCTTGGTTTTTAAGGAATGTCGTCGCAAAAGCTCGTGAATGTCGGTAACACAATACTCAAAGTGTCTACCAATGTCCAACAAGCAGGGCAAATTAGCTTGAACAGGTGATTCGCTCGCCGTATTAGCTACTACAGTTGTTTCTGCAGATCCGCCTACGGTCGGAACATCCTCCACCGGTTCGCCAGCTGGCCCTTCAGCTTCGAATTTTTCTTCCTCATCTTCAGCCAATATTGCTGGTGGCGCGTTAGAAATCGTAACGCGAGAACTATCGTCAAATTCCACAAGTGGAAATAACTTTGGTTCGTACACTCGCACATTCTCCAAACGAACAAACAAAAGCACGTCAACAGCAGAAGCCACAACCTCACTAGAAGCTCTAAGAACATTCGCAACAGTAATACTAACGAATCCCATACTGAAATCTTGCACTTGGTCTGGAGCATGAGCCCCCTCATAAGTTCTAAGAAACTCAGTTGCTGAATTGTACGTAACTCTAAACGAATTCCAACTGTTATCACCGTTAAATTCCATAACATCGTTGACAAAAATATTCTCCTGCCCAGCGACAATCCCTGGCGCTCCATAAGCCGTCGTAGCGAGCAACCTCCCAGAATGAAAAGCTGTCCGAACACTCAGGAGTTCAAAAACCATATCACATCTCCAGCGTGAAAACTGGTTCAGAACTCCAAGATTAACAGGCATTCCCAAACTAGAATAAAAGAACGTGTTGTTGGTAAGAATACTATTCAAAGGAAAATTAAACAAGTTCGCACCCTCAGCTTGCGCTGTGGTCCAACTCACTACTCCCAAGTATCCCCTCTTACCACAAATCTCTTGTATTGAAGGTTCTTTACTATCCATAAAACTCAGTGGTTCCCTATGAAGCTGACTTTGATTTAGCTGTAATGAAACAGTTGGTTCTAAACCGATAGCCTTCGACATTGATGAAAACACTTGGTGCACTGGCAAAGATCCTCCACTGATAGGCGGATTGTCTAAAGGTAAGGTTATCGACGCATCTGCTCTCGCATTCTGAGAAGTAGATCCATTAGACGTGTTTACTGGTACATTCCCAGCAATATCTCCCATCACATAGGAATTGCTCACACTAGAATAGTTTGCACCTTCCGCAACAAAATCCTCGAAACTCTCAATCTCAGGCTCTTCAAATTGACTAGGTCCAAACAGCACTGTTTCACCTAAAGCGAGTACTGGTATTGGTCTAGGAATTGAAAATTTAGATTCAAACCTACTAAAAATTGTGACAGTAGCAACACTAGGTGCTGTCTTACTCACTAAAGGTGACATCACATCAATTCTAAAAGTGCCCAACGTTTCCGTTCCCAAAGCACCCGCATAAGTATTCATAGCTGATCTCCAAAATCTAAAAGGTATCTTCAAAGACTGTGTCGTGTTCTGATTAGGAGACAACCAACAATGCTCGAAAGCCGTCTTGCTATATATATCAACAGCCCCATTATACAATGGTGTGAAATAGCAAATCAACGACCCTGCTTGCGTTGGTGTCCCATTTATCTGAATAATAACTTCAGGCTCTGTGACCGTATAAATAAAGTTATTGAAAGGCATATTTTGGATGTTGGCTTGGTTCCCCAAAGCTAGCAATCCAAAAGGTATCTCAATACTAATTAAATTAGTTCCAGTAGCAGAAGCTGATGACCAATCAAAGAAAGTTCTTTTAACAACACTATTCTGACCGTAAGCCAAATCCATAGATTTCTCATTAATAGCAAGACTAGCCAACTGACTCATTGATGATGCATCGGTTTCGACACTATCTTGCATATCACTTGTCTTAATGGTCGTCAAGCCATCAACCAACACTTCAGCATTGTTGAATCCAGCTGAACTCTCCATTGGACCCTCAGCAATAAAACCATAGTAACTATGGCCTGACGCTGCTTGACGGCTCGCCACAACCCTAGACAACTCTTTCCAAGGCTTAAAGTCTGGTGGTCTTCTGCCCGCTTCTAAATACGCTTTCTGAATAGCACCATAATAGTTGTAGTAAAACGTCTCCCCCCATTGACTGGCACAATCTAACATTTGATCGACAACCTGGTTAAGACTCATATTTTTATCTCTAGTCCACTGAATGGTTTCCCACAAAGTTTCTTGTCTCAAAGCGCCAGTCCACATACCTCTCAATACTATTGGTTGCGCTCCAAGAAATAGAATCTTATCAAAAGCTTCGCACTCTTCTTCCAATTCTCTGTCTTTAAATGCACTTGTGTATTCCTGACCAAGATGTTTCC